TACAAAGGTATTCCCCAATACCACTGTTCGCGCAGATAGCAAGTCTGCTGGTAAGTGGCAAACAAACGCAGGCGGCGAATTTTTCGCAGCAGGTGTCGGTGCTTCAGTTACTGGTCGTGGTGCTGACCTTCTCATTCTTGATGACCCTCACTCTGAGCAAGATCTGCTCTCACCTAATGCCTTTGAGAATGCATGGGCCTACTACTCTGCTGGTCCAAGACAGCGACTACAGCCAGGTGGCACCATTATTGTAGTACAGACAAGGTGGTCAACAGAAGATATCACTGGTCATCTTCTTGAAGAGCAGGCTAAATCCGATGACGCTGATCAATGGGAGCTGATTGAGTACCCTGCAATATTACCATCTGGCAAGCCATTGTGGCCTGAGTTCTGGAATATTGATGAGCTAAAAGCGGTGAAGGCATCATTATTCCCACAGAACTGGTCTGCACAATGGCTGCAGCAACCAGCATCTGACGAGGCATCAATCCTCAAGCGAGGGTATTGGTCGAGATGGAGTAACGATACGCCACCTAAGTGTACTGATATCATCATGTCAATGGACACAGCGTTTCAGGCTAAGGAGCTTGCCGACTATTCGGTAATTACAACCTGGGGAGTTTTTTACCCAGACGGTGAATATACAATCGGTAGTGGTGAAAGTGCGAGAACAAGGAACTTTGATGGGACAGAAGCCAACATTATGCTGCTGGATAGAGTCCGTGGGCAGTTTGACTTTCCAACCCTCAAGAAAAAAGCCTTTACTGCTTGGACAGATTGGAACCCCGACTCAACTATTATTGAGAATAAGGCTTCAGGGCAATCCCTTATTCAAGAGTTCAGACATCAGGGAATCCCAGTCCAAGGCTTCACACCCAATAAAGGACAAGACAAGGTTGTCAGAGCAAACTCGGTAGCTGATATATTCTATGAGGGCAAAGTTTGGGCACCTAATGAGTGGTGGGCTGATGAACTCATAGATGAGTGCCATGGCTTCCCATTTTCCTGTAAGAATGATGATCAGGTGGATTCAACAGTCATGGCAATGCTCAAGTTCCGTAGATCTGGCTACATCCAGCTCAAGAAAGACTGGAAGGATGAGCTTGGTAAGAGCTGGAAGACAAAAAATTATTATTGATAGGAAAGAATTATGTCATTGATTGATCGAAATACACCACTGCCTACTGGCGAAATTGATGACGATATTGTCATTGAGTTTCAGGCGCATCCACCAGAGGGCTTTGGTAATATTGATGGAGTTGAGATAACTGAGGATGCCGATGGTGCTATTGTTGACTTTGCACCAGCTAATGAATTGGATATCCCAGAGGACCTGCCACATGCTGCTAACTTAGCTGAGTACCTTGATGATGAGTACCTCAAGATGCTTGCAATTGACTTAGAGGCAAAATATGAAGAGGATAAGTCCTCAAGGTCAGATTGGCTAAAACGATTCACTGATGGCCTTGATGAGCTTGGCTTTACTGATGAGGATAAGACAGAGCCATTTGAAGGCGCATCCGGTGTATTCCACCCTCTATTAGCTGAGGCAGCAGCGCAGTTCCAGGCACAGGCATATAAAGAGCTGCTTCCTGCTGATGGGCCTGTATCAGTAAAGACTATTGGGAACCCCGATAAGACTGATCCAAAGGCTGTTGACCTTATGGAGCGGGCTGCTCGTGTCAAGGAGTTCATGAATTATCAGATCACAGAGGTCATGGAAGAGTTTGACCCTGAGCTAGATCAGATGCTGTTCTACCTCCCATTAAGCGGTAGCTCATTCAAGAAGATCTACTATGATGCAACCCTAGGAAGATCCGTCTCACAGTACTGTACAGCAGAAGATGTTGTTGTCAATTATGGTGCAACAACTCTAAAGACAGCACAGCGGATTACGCATGTATTCAAGAAGAGTGTAAATGATCTCCGTAGAGAGCAGCTATTTGGATTCTATCGTGACATTGAATTGAATGATCCAATGGCTCATAACGACAATGAAGTTGAGTCAAAGCTAGATGAGCTATATGGATCTAAGAATGCTGGTGCAAGCAGTGATGAATATGAATTCCATGAAATGCAGATTGACATTGATTTAGAAGGCTTTGAGCATCCAGATGGCCTAAGTCTACCATACATTGTTACAACATGCTCTGATACAGGTGACATTCTTGCAATTCGTAGGAACTGGAAAGAGCAAGATCAGATGTTCAGGAAGCGGGATTACTTTGTTCATTACAAGTTCCTCCCTGGCCTTGGCTTCTATGGCTTTGGCTTCATCCACATGATTGGTGGTCTAGCATCATCGGCAACATCAATCCTTCGGCAGCTTATTGATGCTGGCACATTTTCTAACCTGCCTGGTGGTTTCAAGCAGCGTGGTACTAAGATTAATGATGAGCCAGTATCTCCAGGCGAATGGCGTGATATTGACATCCCTAATGACAATATCAACAATGCCCTCATGCCACTGCCATATAAGGAACCATCGTCCGTACTGTTCCAACTTCTTGGCTTTATAGTTGAGTCAGGTCGTAGATTTGCCTCTATTGCTGATACCTCAATTTCAGAGTCTGGCTCACAGCAGAATCCTGTAGGCACAACAATGGCCCTTATTGAGCGTGGCTCAAAGGTCATGTCATCGGTACACAAGAGACTACATAATTCTCAGAAGCGTGAGTTTAAGCTACTTGCTGATGTTATTGGGGAGTCAATGCCACCAGAGTATCCATATGCCATTGGTGGTGTGCCAAAGGTTATTAAACGGGAGGACTTCGGACCTGAAGTTGATGTAATCCCTGTCTCTGATCCAAATATTTTCTCAGCAGCCCAGCGTGTTTCCTTAGCTCAGATGCAGCTACAGATGGCTCAGTCTGCTCCAGAGATGCACAACCTGCGTGAGTCATATAAGAGAATGTATATTGCCCTTGAGGTTAAAGATCCAGAAGGGCTATTAGTGCCTATAGATGATCCAAAGCCTCTGTCGCCAGCATTGGAACATGCCCGTGCACTTGAGGGTAAGAGGCTACAGGCATTCCCACAGCAGAATCATAATGCTCATATTCAGTCCCATGTGACATTTATGCAACTCCCATTTGTACAGCAGAACCCTGCATTTGTGACAAATATTGTTCAAGATATTATGCAGCATATCAACTTTATTGCTCAACAACAAGCGCAGCAGCAAATGCAGCAGCAATACCAACAGGCTGTTTCTCAGAACCCCCAGATTGCTCAGAATCCACAGCTGCAGCAGCAATTACAGCAGCAACTACAGCAACAGCTGATGACAATGGTATCGCAGATTGAGTCACAGATGATTGGGCAGATCATGCAGCAGATTATACCACCTCAGCAGCCTGATCCTATGATCCAGATGCATGATAAAGAGATGCAAGTCAAGCAGCAAGGTGATCAGCTCAAAGCACAGACTGACACCCAGAAGCTGATGGAATCTGAAGCTACCAAGCGTATGAGCATAGCAGCTGGTGAGGCACAGGCAAACCAAGATATAGCTCAGAAGCGTGAAAAGACAATGATAGATGCAGGGCTGAAGCAGCAAGACTCATACAATAAGCTTGTTGCTGATGCACAGAAGAATGATGTGAGGACTCGATAGATGCATGGAATAGACTTTGCTAGCAATATGATAGGCAAAATCAACAAAGAGATCGAGCTTAGAAGAACTTCATTGGGCAATGGTAATGTGTCATCAATGGAGCAATATAAAAACGTTGTAGGTGAGATTTCAGGGCTATCACTTGCAATGGATGAAATAAAAGCCTTGCTTGAACGTATGGAGAAGAGAGATGGGTGATCTGCCTGATCGTGTTTTGAATTTTGGCGATTCAAAACCGCAAGAAGTTAAAGAGCCAATTGATCCAACTGAGATTGAAGAGTCACAACTAGATCAATTGCCAAAGCCAACTGGATATCGTATCCTTATTATGCCTTTTCAGGGCAAGCGCAAAACCAATGGTGGTATTGTCTTAACCGATGAGACTGTTGAACGTGAACGACTTGCAACAGTTGTTGGCTATGTCCTAAGTGTTGGTGAAGATGCATACAAGGATGAATCAAGATTCAAGTCTGCATGGTGCAAAGAGGGTGACTGGATTTTATTTGGAAGATATGCCGGAGCCAAGATACCAATTGAAGGTGGCGAAGTCCGTATTCTCAATGACGATGAAGTCATTGCAACAGTTGAGACTCCTGAGGTGATCTTGACAACCTATCGCAGCTAATAAAAGGAGCGCGCAAAATGATTGTTGAAAATGAAAATGAGGAGTCAGCCTTTGAGGTTGATGAAGGTGCTGATCTAGAATCAACTATTGTTGATCATGGCAATGAGGAGGCTGATGCTGTTGAAGAGACAGTAGCTGCTGTTGAAGAGCAGCCTGAGGCAGATGAGCAGGAAGAGGATCATGCTGATGAAGTTGAGCAGTATGGCAAGAAAGTACAGAAGCGGATTAAAAAGCTGACAGGGCAATTGCGTGAGGCAGAGCGCAGAGAGCAAGCGGCAATCCAGTATGCAAAGGGTGTGCAAACTGAGCTAGCACAGAAGGATGCACTGAAGACTCAGGTCAGGAATAAGGATGAGGCTCTGTTTGATCAGTATAATAAAAATGTTGATAGCAACCTTTCCATCGCAAAAGAGAACTTCAAACGTGCTCATGACTCTGGTGACACAGAGGCGATGATTGAGGCGCAGCAGGATATTGCCAAGCTAACTGTTGAGCAGGAGAATCTGAAACGTGTTGCAGTAAGGCGCAAGACTGCAGCAGCGCAGGTAAGTCGGCAACAGGCACAGCAGCAACAAGTGCAACAAGTGCAACAGGTGCAGCAAGCACAGCAGCGACAGGCACAACAGACTGTAGACCCAAGAGCGCAGGAATGGGCAATTGAGAATGACTGGTTTGGCAATGACAAGATCATGACCCACACAGCATTCGGGATACACGAAAAATTAAAGGAAGAAGGCGTAGACCCTAGTAGCGAAATATACTATAATAGGCTAGACAAGGAGCTTATGAGTTTATTCCCCGATAAGTTTAGTACATTAGGGAATTCTAATACTAATGGCTCCAATCAAACTTCATCAGTACAGACTGTATCTGGTGCTAATCGTTCAGTAGGAAATAAAGGACGATCTACAAAAGTTAG